TTCAATTATTATTGTTTAATTCAATAATCTCTTTACAACAAATCTTTCTAACAGTTGCATTAATAAAAGACCTATTAACTGTATTATTGGAACTAATGAATGGGGTAGTTCCCAACAAGCAATAGGAAGGTCTTATGCCCGGTGTAGTCATTTCAACAGCAGTCAGAACTGGCCCGTCTTCGGCAACGGTCCGTGAATCATCACAACTCTTTGTTGTCGGCACCGCTGAAAAAGGCGCGTCAGATGCTCCAGTATTGATTGAGAGTCTTGCTGAATTTGAGAATATGTTTGGTGGATTTATTTCAACCTCGTACCTTCATCCAACAGTTGAAACATTTTTTGAAGAAGGCGGCACTCGCTGCCAAGTAAAGCGTGTTGTTGGTACTGGAGCGACTACTGCGGTTAAGACTTTGACTACTGGCTCAGCCAGCGTGGCAATGACCTTGAGTGCAAATGGCTCGGGTGTATGGGCAAATGCAACAGCAGGAACATTCCTTGGAGGTTTGAGCACAATTGTCACACAGCCAAGTGCTGGTGTGAATTTTGCAATTCAAATTCTTCTAAATAACGTCGCAGTATATTCTACTGGAACATGCACTTCGGTAAATCAAGCAGTGGGTAGAATCAATACGAGCAGCATTGCGTCTCGATATATTACCGCCACCGTAACATCTCCGTACGGTGCGACCATTTTGAATACTTTGGCTCAAGCTGTGTTTGCTGGTGGAGTCGACGGTAGCGCTCCAACTGATGCGCAATTTGTAACCGCTCTTGAGACATTTAACGGCGCACTAGGAACAGGCGCGGTTGCGTCTCCAGATAACAATACCGGTACAGTCGAAGACGCAATGGTCGCACATTGCAATACAAATAGCAGAATTGCTATCTTCCATACAGACCTTGGAACAAGCTCCGCTGGAGCTTTGTCGAAGGCGCTGTCAATTCAAGGCGACGAACATGCTGAACATTGCGCTCTGTATTACCCATGGATTGAGGTTCCAACAGGTGTTGCTGGAATTAACAGAATGATTCCACCAGACGGTTATGTGGCTGCAAAGCGTGCTTTGGCCCACAACCAAACAGGCTCTCACGTTCCGGCAGCTGGATTGCTTTCAGCTTCAAGATTCGTTGTGGGAACTGAAGTAGATATTGACAAAGCGACAGGTGATGCCTTGGACCTTGGTTCAGTAAACCCAATTAGAGTTATCCAAAATACAGTTCGTATTTATGGCGCTCGTTCGCTTTCTGCAGATATTGAAAACTTCAGATATATCACATCACAAGACACTGTCAACCACATTGTGGTTGAGGCTGGAAGAAGTCTTGAAGATTTGGTATTCAGCTCGATTGATGGAAGAAACACAATTTTCAGCGCAATTGAGTCACGTCTGATTTCGATTCTTGCTCCTTTGCGAGATGTCGGCGCACTTTACGAGGCGTTTGATTCCAATGGCAGAAAACTCGACCCTGGCTACACAGTTCGCTGTGATGCAAAACTCAATCCGACATCACAACTTGCAGAGGGAACAATCAAAGCAAAAGTTGGAGTACGAACAAGTACTGTCGGCGACAAAATCGAAGTTGATATTGTCAAATCAAACTTAACGGCGTCAGTCGTTTAACGGAGGAATAAAAACATGGCAAATACAAAAGTTTCTCAGAGACAAATACTTGGAAGTATTGTTCCTGTAAACCAAAGTCACCCAAAATGGACTGGTTTCTATTTTGCACAGGTTTCTGGTGGAGAAATCACAGCCTCTGTTGAAAAGATTTACGAGGGCAAGAGCCTTCGCCCGACAGTTTTGTGTGCTCCATCCGAAGTTGGCGACATCACGTTGACCGCCCACTACGACTCAGACCGAGTCGCCAGTGAGCTTGGTACCGGTATTGCAGCAAAAATTGCCGCCCTCCGCGCACTTGTCGGTAGAGCCGAATATAACGTCACAATCCAGAACTTTGACTGCGACCTAGCAGTCCCTGGCACTGACCGCGTCTACTATAAGGCCCTGTTGGTGGGCTTGACTGAGCCAGACGGCGATTCGTCATCGGGTGCTCCAGCCACTTTCTCTCTTACTTTCGCAATTCAGGACGTAGAGTCAAATTAGTCGATTTTAACAAAATCATCAAGAGTTCCGCTATGGCCTTTAGGCCTATGCTAGTTTTCCAGTATGAACGACAACAACTCACTCTATTCAGCCGAAGAACAACCAATCACAACCAAGGCAGTTAAGCCAGCCAAGGTTTCAACTCAGCAGACTGATGTGGAAACTCCGCTTTCCAGACTTAAGTCAGTTATTGCAAAGAAAGTTGAACGCAGTGTTGTTTTGCTAGAAGTACCAGAACGCCCTGGCGTGAAGATACGAATTAGTCCAAACATCACTCAACAGCAAATGAAGAACTGGCGTAAAAATGCTGGCGAAGATACGAGAAATGGTCTTGATGCAACAAAATTTGCATGCTCAGTTATCGCACACACAACTGTTGGTTTGGAAATCGACGGAGAAGAAGTTCTTGATGAAGACGGCAATGAACTGACATTTGCGTCGCCTTTGGTTTTGGCAATGACCGAAACAACAAGACCACTTCCAGACTGTGTTAAAGCCTTTTTTGGTGTTGACCCACACATCGAAGCCGCAGCATTGGCAATTCTTGATGCAGCTGGATATTCAGATACGGTTGATGCCGTGGACCCTATGAAGGGGTCTTCGACGAGCTAATCGCAGACCCGCAGGTAGTATCTGCAGCCCGTCTCGGAGAGTTATTCGGAACGGACCCCATAAAGCTATTGGATTCAGACGAAGATGAATGGCTGATACGTATGGCATGTGGTAAAGTTATATCTAACGACCGCGAAGAGCAAGAACGTAAATCGAAGACTTAGTGGGTATCCACATAGCTTGACGTTGCTTACACTCACGTGAACCAAAATTCATGGGTGGGATAAATGGCCGCAGACGAAAAAATAACTATAAAGATAGACGTCGATGCCAACACGACGGCTATCGAAAAAGCCACACAGGCCACAAAACGCTTAAAGCGCGAGGCTGGACGTTCTAGTGGTAAAAAAGAGATAGATGACTATGGCAGAGATGCTGCTAAAAGTTTAAAAAAAACAACGGCTAATTTCAAAAGACACTTTGACTCAGTAGACCGAGCAACACAAATGTTCGGAAAAGGCTTGCGTAAATTTTTAGGCATGGCTATTAAGGGTGTTGTAGCTGAAATGGCAATACTTTCAGCGACAATGCTCGGAGTCCATGCTTTATTTGCTGCTGGTAATTTTATAGCTAAGGGCTATCACGGTGCTATGAAAATGGCAGCACAGGGAGTCGCTGCGTTAACGGTAGTTCTGGCTACTGGCGCTGCCGCAATGCGTGAACAACAGGCAGCAATGTATGCATACAGAGGCAAGGGCGCCAAAGAATTTGGTGCTGGCATAAATCAAGTGCGCGTAGCTATGCGTGGTTTACAGATGGACCAAGATTTAGCAGGACTTGGAACCGAAGCACTCAACAAAGCCTATGCAGCAATGTCCAAAACAATGTCGACCCCACAAATTAATGCAAGCAATAAATTGTTTAAGAGCTTGATGGATTTTGGTTCCGCAGGACAGGACCCAGCTAAAGCAGCAGAAAAAGTCGGAGCGGTCATTGAGGCGATAACAGGTGCAGGTACGGGCAAGGACAAAAAAAGTCTTGCTCAAACAATTAGTCTCATAAAGCAACTTGGCCCAGAAGCTGAAAAAGCTTTAACAAAAGCAAACGTAAAAACAAAAGAGCAATTAAAAAAATTAATTTCTTCTGGTGAATTGGCAAAATTAGGTGGAGTTGAAGGCCAGTTCGACACCACGAACAATACTCTTATGGGGTCAATAAAGAAATTTATGGCGCTCATCAAAGGCGAATTTGCTGATTTTGGTTTGATGTTTCTTGAACCAGCCAAAGAAGCTTTTCAAAAAATATTTCAAATTATTCAGAGAGACATTAGACGACTCACGGGAATAACCGCAAATTTTGGTAGTGGACGATTTATGGACGGCTTAGTTAATGCCGTTGACAAAGTAAGTACATTTTTTGTTGACCTAACTCAGAAATGGCTACCACGCTCGGAAGGTCAATTTAGTGGAATTGCAAAATGGTGGAATAACATGCTTCGAACATTTGGATTGTTCAGAGAAGCACTAAGAAAATATATTGAACCAGCAAAAGCAATAGAGGCAGCTTTTAAACCAATATTTACAGCAATTAAAGATAACGGAATAAAAAATTTAAACGCTTTTAGAGAAGGCATTCTCGAAAACAAAGAAGAAATTCTTGAATTTGGACAAAGGTTTGGTGAGGTTATTGATGCTGTTGGTGATTTTGCTATAGCTATGAAAAACGCTTTTTTTGATATTTTGCCAGTAATCAATGACGTATTAAAAGGTGTAACCGACATATTCAAAATGCTCACTAGTTTTAGGTCAGCTGGCAGCGGGCTGCTTGGAAGCCTGGCTCCACTACTTGGCATGTTCGTAATAAGTGGGAAAATGAAGAACACCAAGGGCGGTGTTCTGGGAACTCAAGCAATGAAAACCATGAACGTTACGGCAGGCACCGTAAATGTAAACGGTCAATCTATGTCATCTGGTCGTATGGGGGGTATGTCGTCGGGGAGAATGTCATCTGGGGCTACTCCCCCAGCTTTTTATCCAACCCCTACTGGTGCACCAATACCTCCAGGTGGTTCAGCGAGTTCGAGTAAATTTAGTTCTCCAGGAATGCTGTCTCCAAAAATTGATGAGTTTGGTGTTCAGAGCAAATTTAAAAGATATACAAAAGATGACATCCGAATAATGAATAAGACAGGCATAGACCCTCATACTGGCGCAGGCACTCCATATGGTAAAAAAGTCAGTGAGTTTAAACGCCTAAGAATGAATGCTCGATTTGACAGAAGTGAATCACGCTTTGGCCA